CCCCCAGGTACATCTTTTAAACCAGATAACCGTTCTGGTAAGAACTGGTCACAGAATCAATTTACTGTAGGTACAAGAACTGTAGCTGGTATTAAATCACCAACTATGGTTGCTGTAGGTAAAGGTGGAAAAATATTATCACGTGACTGTGACTTAATAATTGCAGATGACATTGAAGACCACCAAACAACTATGCAACCTGGTGCAAGAGAATCTACAAGACAATGGTGGACAACAACATTATCTTCACGTAAAGAAGAACACACAGCTGTTGTTGTTATAGGTTCAAGACAACACCCTGATGATTTATATAACCATCTTTTAGAATCAGATAACTTTACATCAATAGTTGAATCTGCACACAAACTAGAATGTGAATTACCAGAACATACTGATGAAGTACATACAGATTGTATGTTATGGCCTACTAAACGTTCACACAAATGGTTAATGTCTAGGTTACGTTCTGCTGAATCTACTGGTGGTAGGCAGATATTTGAGATGGTGTACTATAACCAAACATACATAGAAGGTACACAAATCTTTACTATGAACATGGTTGACCAATGTATGAGACCAGATTTAGTTATGGGACAACATTATAGAAATTTACATTTAGTAGCTGGACTTGACCCTGCATCATCAGGATTCCAAGCATCAGTACTTTGGGGTATAGATGCATATAGAGGCGAATTGTTTTTAGTAGATTTAGAAAATAGACAAGGGGGCGGAGTAAGGGCTGCACTAGACCAAATGTCAGATTGGTTGCACAGGTATGATTGTCGTCAATGGATAGTAGAAGAAAACGGTTTTCAAACTGCTATACGTCAAGATGATAAAATAAAAGAATTTACACTACGTAGTGGTATTCAGTTACAAGGACATCTAACAGGTAAAAACAAACATGACCCACTATATGGTGTAGGTGCAATGGCTGATTTGTTTGAAAATAGAAAAATACATTTACCTACAGGAGATTCAGAAAGTAGTGCTAAAATACAAAAATACAGACAACAGTTGTTATACTTTGATGGTAAACCTGTTTCAAAGCGAAACAAGGAAAAAACTGATATAGTTATGGCTAGTTGGTTTCCGATGAAGGTATTTAGACGTATGCAAAAAGAACGTTTAGCTGACGTTGGAACAGATTACGAACCAAGTTATGGAGATTTTAAATTAACTAATATGAATGATGCACCATGGGGATAGAAAACTTAGACCTTAAAACATACAATGAAATTATTGAAAGCGCCTCTGAGTTAGTCGGTGGACAAGCAGTACAAGAACGACAAGTAAGTAAAGCTCGTATTAAAGCTATTTTAAATGGTGGTAGTGAAGGCATGAAATCTTTACTTGGTAACTCAATGGATGCAGAAGATGCAGACTTGTTACCTGCACCAAACTTATTACAATCAGGTATTGATAGGTTAGCTCAAAAAATATCTGGTGTACCACAAGTACGTGTAGATATTCTTAATGGTAATGAATCAGAAAGAGCTAAATTTCAAGCAGAAAAACTAGAACGAATAGTAACATCTTATGATGCAACACAAAATCTAACAGGACAGTTAGCACAAGCATCTAGATGGTTACCAGGTTATGGTTATTGTGCTTGGGTAATATCAACTAAGGTTGACAGTAATGGTTACGTGTATCCTAGTGCAGAACTAAGAGACCCTTATGATACTTTTCCTGGAAACTTTGGTCCTGACCAACAACCTAGAGAACTAGCAGTTCTTAGACGAGTGCCAAGATATAAACTTGCACAAATTTACCCTGAGTTTAAAGATGAAATTATGAGAAAAGATGATGATGAAACAGGAGAAGATTATACACCTGTTCCTACAGAATTTTTAAGTTATGATACAAACAATGCACAGGATTGGGAAGATAACACACGAGCTGGATTAAGAATAATAGAATACTATGACCAAGGTGGTACATACATAGTATTTCCTGAACGTAAATTAATTTTAGATTTTATACCAAACGTTCTTTCTACTCCTCCGTTTGTGTTTATGAAACGTATTTCTTTTGACCAACTTAAAGGACAGTATGACCATGTCATAGGTCTTATGGGTATGATGGCAAAAATAAACATTATGTCTGCTATCGCTATGGAAGATGCAGTATTTACAGAAACAAACATTTCTGGTGAACTAGAGTCTGGACAATATAGAAAAGGTAGATTTGCCGTTAACTATTTGTCACCAGGTACACAGGTCAGCAAACCACAAAATAACATGCCATATCAATTGTTCCAACAAGTAGACAGATTAGAAAGACAATTGAGGCTTGTTGGTGGTTATCCTGTTACTGATGATGCACAGTCACCTAATTCGTTTGTAACAGGAGCTGGTTTACAAGAACTTAATGGCGCTATGTCATTAATGATAAACGAGTATAGAGAAATTATTAAAAGCGCAATTGTTGAAATGGATGCTAAAAGATTAGAAATGGATGTTGTTCTAGCATACACTACAGGTGTAACAAAAAAACCTATGGTAGGTTATATTAACGGTTCTGCTTTTTCTGAAAACTATCAACCATTAAAAGACATAGGTGGAGATTTAAGAACTAGACGTATTTATGGAGTAATGGCAGGATTTGATGAGCCACAAAAAATAGTAACTGGATTGCAATTACTACAGGCTGGTGTTATAGATACTGAAACATTACAAGATAACATAGATGGTTTAGAAAATATACAAAAAGTACAAGAACGTATTAGAAAAAATAAAGCAGAAGGTGTTTTGTTTGATTCAATACTAGCTAGGTCAGCACAAGGCGACCCATCTGCAACAATGGCAGCTATAGCAATTTATGAGCAACCGAATGCTATAACTGATATTATGAAACAGTTTTACACTCCTGAAGAACCTGGTATGACACCAGAACAGGAAGCAATGATTCAACAGCAAATGTTGGGTGGACAGGGCTTGCCACCACAAGCCCCACCATCCATTGCAGAAGCACTTGGTGGATAATGATGGAAGAATATGTAGAAAACGAGTTTTGGGATATGGTGTACAACGAATACGGTGTACAAGATGAATTTGATGTATTATCTGAAAATGTACAAAACATTATATATCCAGCAGAAGGTATTATTATTTTTATAACTAAGGATTTTTATGGCAAAAAGTAGACGTGGAGGATATAGAAAACCTACTGCTAATACAGGTAATGTTGTTTCTGGTCCTGGTGCATTAAGTCAAAGAACAGATGGCAATGCTTCTGCACCTGCAGCTGCATCTGGTGGAGATTATGGTCAAAGAAAAGCTATAGAAGCACAAGTATCTGCTAGTGGTGGATTGCCTAAAGCTAAAAAAATGCCTTCTTTTGATATAGCAGCACCTACTAATTTTCCTCAACAACCACCTACATCAGGTGGAGCTATTGGTCCAGGAAATCCTCCTAAACAAAATCTTTACAATGATGTAGATGTGCTTTTGTATGCAGCTGCTGAATTAACAAAAAATCCAATATTTTATGAAATGATAAATACTAGAGCTGCACAAAGGTAGTTATGGTATTAAGTTATTTTGACTTAGAAAATGTTGGAAACAACACAAATGCTTTAAATAATAAATTAAAATCTGCAAAAGACTATATAAAAAGTAATCCAGGTTTTACTGAAAGATTAGAAGAATATACAAGTAAGTATGCAATACTTCCTGCTGAAGTATTAATACCTATGGCACAATTAGAAGTACCTCCATCATCTCAAGCTATGCAAGATTTATGTGACGAATATTCATTACAATATTGTGTTCAAGCAGCTAATGATTGGGAAATAGTTAAAAATAGATTTCAAACAAATAAATACAACGATGACATGACAATGAATGCTTTTGACATTGTTGGAGGATTAGCTTCTACTGCTTTTTTTTATGGTAATAAATTAGTTCCTGATTCATTAGAAAAAATTATATATTCAGAAGATGGTATTAGAGAATTTCCTATTATTGGTAAAGTTGATTTTCAACCCAATATAAGCAAATTTGGAGATACGCAAACAAGTTTATGGGCTGTAGCAGCTGCAGATTGGTTTGATGAAAATGCTGTTATATGGAGTCCTTTTCCACAAAATGAAACACCTGAAGAAGGTAGAACAGTATCTTGGAAAGACCCAATGGGTTTTTATAAACCAAGAGGACGTGTGTGGGCTTACGTACAACAAATGAATGCTTATGATAGATATTTAGAATCTGGTTATACAAAAGAGTATGCACAATCAAATATTCCAATTAATTTAAGTTTGACACAAGAAAAAGTAGGAGAAAAACTAGGATTTATAGGAGAAACTAAACAATTGTTACGTTGGATTGGGGAAGCTAAAAATTTAGCTGGAGAAGCATATGCTAAGGAAGCTTTAACTAGAGTTGTACAAAACTTACCAGTTAACTACAACAGAGATAATGTTTTGTCATTTGAAAGTTTAATTGCTGAAGATATGCCTGAATATAATTCTTTGGTAAATGTTTTTGGTTATACACCTAAACAAGCTGAAGAAATAATTTATGCAAATATTGGAGAACCAATAAAAAAACCTGATGAAGGTTCAGAAATTAATTGGACATCAATACAAAAACCTAACATGATTAATGCATTTGCTGGAACTAGATTTGTATATAGTCCTGATTTAGCTCAAGACTATGAAGAAATACAAGCACGTAATGAAAATGCTGGAGTAAGAATACCTTATTCAATTGGTAGATACGAAGCATCTAAATTTGAACCAGTAGGTTCTAAAGCTTACAATGTTGTTTCTGGTGCTATTGATGCAGAAAATAGAATAATATCTAGTTTAGGTCTAGGTGCAATTACTAAAACAATTAAAAAAGGTTCTATTCTTGCTGGTCAAGTAGATAGATTACCTGACATGCTTAAAAATAAAAAATTGTTTACTCACGAAAAAGCAAAAGAAATATTAGAAAAAAATATAGAACCTTATGCCAATCCATTTACAGGTGAAAGTAAGATTGGTCCAAATATTAATGCTGAAGTATTTGATTATAATATAGATGCTCCTTTTAGATACAGAGCATTACAAAGCGATGTTTATAAAGGTTATATTAAACCTGCTATGAAAGCAAGTGGTGCAGCTAGAAAAAAATATGGATTACTTTTAGGTAAAACACCTAAATTTTTATCAAATACAGTAAATGATTTAATGCAAAAAACTTTTGTTAGAAAATCAATACAAGGTATGACTGAAGAAACAAATGTTGCTAAACTTGCAAAAAATCCTTGGTTAGTTGATGCACCAGAAGAAGTTTTAATAGAAGTTGCTAAAAGTAAAACTTTTGCTAAAACAGAAAATATTATACGTAGAGCATTAAGTGAAGGTTATGTAGCAGAAAAAACAGTAACACCGTTTATATTAAATAGTATTCCTAAAGGTAGTTCTGCTTTAACTAATGCTGCATTAAAAGGTTTAACAGGTATAGACCCAGGGCTTAGGTCTATAGGTTCAATAGCTGGTGGTTTAGGAAACAAAGTTATTAGAAGTG